AGGTCTACGTGCTCGTTACCGAACCATGCTCCACCATATGCGGTCTGCAATGCAGCCATGGTGAACACGGTGGTAGCCGCATCAACGTATCCGTTGATACCCGCGTTGTTGGTGCCGTTGGCAACACCAAGGTCACTACGGGTGATTCCACCGTATGACGCAAAGGTGTTTCCGTTGTCCAGGGCGGCTTGCATGCCGTCCAGGTTGATGGTGCCCGAGTTGGTTCCCTGGCCATCAAGGAAGAGGTCGGTGCCCAGGTTCTTTGCCATCTTACCTGAGGCGTTGACCATCTTCGACTCCACGTAATTCATGGCCGCTTCCGGTCCACGGGCAAGTACATTGTCCGTGCCGAATAGGGTCACGTTTACGTAGTAATACTTGGGGTTGAGTTCCAGTGCCGTGTCGGTCTGCACGTAACTGATATTGAACGTGCCGCCTCTCTGGAAAGCTCCGCCGTTAAGTTCAGCGTATGCAATCGGATGACGGATCGTGGTACCACCCTCGAAACGCTCTGCGTTCCGAGTCCGCAGTCTAGTAAAGACCGGGCTAGACTTGTAGACGTTATCTACCAAGCGCGGGATGATATGCTTGTTCACCTTACCGGTGATGTCGTCCCATGTTAAGGCCATGATGTTTCCTCCATAAAGGCCGTTAAAGTTAAGTGAAACAAACTATGCAAATGTTCTATTGGCTCATACCAATTCACACTCGCCTTTGCTTGTCTCACCTTCCACTTCTGGCTCGGCCCTTGCGAGGCTTCCATTCATGGCTCTGGTAACGCTTAAGGCTTGTGTTGCAGGGGCGGGCTATAGAGCCGTGCGCCCGCCCCTATATACTGCTAGTACTTTCCTTCCTGGCGAAGTTCCTGACCGATAAGGTTGGACAAACGCCCAGATCCATCGGCAGCTACTTCATCAGGAATTCCAGTATCTTTCTTCTGGAGCCGAGCTTGAAGCGGTCCTATAACAGGCTCCCCGCTAGGAGCATAAGGTACGTTGGAGTTCTTCAATCTCTCCTGGTACTTTTTCTCCACGTCGGCTTCAATGTCCTTCCGCAACTTCTCCTCGCGGGACTTTGCGGTAACAACTTCGTAAGCCTGCTCAAGGTTGCCGCCACGCTTCTGCGCTTCCTCAAGCAGTGTTCTCCGGTCGAGATCGGTCCCGTACTCCTTCCGATGCTTGTCCTGAAGATCGATGATTCCCAGTAGAGCCGCACCAAGAGCATCTCCGCGTTTGTTGATTTCCTCTTCAAACTTTTCGGAGGTGAGTAGTTTGCCCTCTGAAACCATCTGGTTAAATGTCTTGACGGTGGTATCGAGTTCGCCAATTCTCTTATTGGCGTCCGCCGCTTCTTTGCGAGCGGCAGCGAGCTGTTTCTCAAGCTCGGCCTCTTCCTGGAAGGATTGGCCCGGTGAGCCCTGAGCTGACTCTAACGCTGCTACGCGCTCCTGAGCCGCCTTCAGATCGCTCTCCAGACTTTTGTACTGGTTGTTAGCGCGGTCGTACCACGCGAGGTTTTCCTTGTGCTTCGCTTCTTGAGCTTTGCGAGATTCGGCAAGCTCATTCATTCTGCGAGAATAGTCAGCTTGACGAAGGCCATTGTCGGCCATTTCAAGAAGCTCTTTCCTTCTCGCTTCTCGTTCAGTCGGGTCTTGAATCAAGGCCACGACTTTTTCGAGTTCCGCTGAGAGTGGCATATTAAATCTTCATTCTCTCATCTCCGTTATAGCAATCCCGAGTCTGTCAGCACCCACGATGGGTTGACGGCTACCCTAAAGCAGGCATTTGCGAGTTTCCGCCTGGAGGCGGAGGCGCGGGTCCTGCGGTGCCAGATTCTGTTGGTCCAGCACCTGGACCGCCCGGCTTTGGGGCAGTGCTAACAGCAGACACTCCTGTATCCATAATACTGATCGCCTTCTGCGCGAAAGGCGCGAAGGTCGGCTCGGCACCGGCAATCTGCTCCAGTACCTTCTTTACTGCGTCCACCTGAGCCATCAAAAATCCATGCGGATTAGGTGCCCCAGGTGCCGGTCCCTCCTGTGCCGGTGGCTTTAGACCAGCCATGCCTGCGCCAGGAGGAGGAGGTTGGGGAACGCCCATCTGCGACTGGATTTCAGGCCCCGGTAGAGGGGGTCTATCCATTCCAGGCAGTGGCATTATCCGACCTTACCTTTCCGTCCGCTTTCGGACTTCTGGTTTGCACTGGTTGGCTCGGTGGCCAGCGGCGCAAACGTGGCCGGGGATATGATGCCCGCAGGCTGGGTGCTATCACCATGGCCTTCGAACTTCTGTCCCGGTACAATTTCACCAACTCCGCCCTTGTCTTTTTCTGCCATTGTTTTTTCCTTTCGAAAGAAAAAAGTTAAGTGACAACTCCCAAACTCTATCTCCTGTGCCCGCGACGATCATGCTTGGCATGTTCGTCTAACCTGTTATACTTACGGGCTTTCCTGCGAATCTTCTTGCTGAACTTCTCGGCTTCCCGCACTTCCTTGGAAGGAGACTCTATCTTCTCTTCCTTGTCCTTATGCATTATCTCCGCCCTCTGGACCTGGACGCTTTGCGTCCTTTTGCCTTTCGAGATAAGCCTGCTTCAGACAGCGATATTGCAATCGCTTGTTTCGGATTCGTAACAACTGGGCCTTTCTTCGAGCCTGAATGGAGGGAGCCATGTTTGAACTTGTGCATCTCCTCTTGTACACGCTCGGACTTGGCCTCTTTGGATGCGTCTGGACCTAGTTTGGGCATTACCTTCTTGCCCCTCTCCTGGGCACCCTAGTCGATTTCTTGCGACCGGATCTGGCTAGTCCACGGGGTTGTACAGTGCCCTCGGAAACGCCAGCGTCTGCCCCGCCGCCACCTCCCAGGATGCTCATCATAGATGAGTGTTCGCTGCGGATATGATCGAGCACCTTTTTGTGCCTGTCTTTATCCTGGGCTAACTCCGCATACCGTCTAACCCTGTCGGCATCTTCCCTGAGCTGGTACTTCTCTTCCTCTTTTCTGGCACTTGTTGCCAGGGCGGGCTGGCTCATAGGTCTAATGCTCAGCTTCGCAACCTTCGGTTTTCTTGCCATAAAGCTCCAGGACCAGGGGACGACTCGGATGGATGAGAGATCCTTGCCACCCCCTGGCCACATCGGGAGTTGCCGTCAATTCTAGGATAACACGACTATGTCAAGCCCCCTAGTTACCTAGCCTTAGAGCGAGCCTTTTTGCGAGCTGGTTTGCGTACCACCGCTTCGCCCTTGTGGAGTTTCGCCGGGCCGCTCGCAGCCACCCTGCCACCCTGCTTATACCTCTGCATAGTAGCGGCACCCTCCTCCTTACGCTCGGCTCTCAAGAGTTCCATGCCCATCTTCCTGGCCTGCAACTCGTTGTCAGACAAGAGTCTAGAGTAATCGTCCTGGAGAGGGGAAGGGTTTTTGAGCTGGCCAAACATATTCCTTTGGCCATGATAGTCCCTGAACTCCTGGGCCTTCTTGTCCGCATAGGATAGCCAATCAGCCGACTTCTTGGTCTTTGGCAGACCTTCGCCTTCGTTACCTATTTGTGGCATGGTTACCTCCCTGCCCTTCTGACCTTTTCTCCTCGGTGCAACCGATAGAGGCCGGTCTTTTTGATTCTCCCGCCTTTGCGTTTGCTGCCCAGGATCATTCGGGACGCCTCGTCATAAACCCCCTTAGCCCCCCGCTTGATATCTTCCCAGGCAGTCGTAACGTTTTCTCCAACGCTTTTCGACTTGGGGGTACCAAACATATTGGCGTTATAGCCGGGCATGTCTCCGGTCATCCTCATATTTTTAACTGAGGACCGGACCCGACTATCAAGCTCTCCCCTGATATCATTAGCCATTTCACCTGATGAGGCGTACTTCCACGCCTTGCTAGCGGTGTCCTTAACCTTCTTGATGGTGTCTTCTGCCATAACTCACTCCGTTCTTTGCCAGCAAGTAACGTCGATGTTCTTGCTGCCAACATGCAATTTCCCGCTTGCTAACAAGACCCAGGTACCTATCCCCAAAGTCGCTGCGGGGTAATGCCCATCATTAAAATAGATCGTGCCTATCGGATACGCCGCCTCCATGGAGCCTTTAAGAATGCCCTTCCAGGTCCAAGCCATCTTAGCTCATTACGTAAACATCGCCTGTATCCAGGTTTAGGTACAAGTCGCCGACCAGGGCTCCTGGGACTACGCCGGGAACTCCATTGCCCGTAAACCATGTCGCCCCACGCGGCCCGGTGGGGCCGGGGTCACCCGCCGGGCCGGGGTCTCCTTGGGCTCCGGTATCCCCAGGGGGACCCTTGATGTTCATTACCTCATTCCAAGCCATATTAACTCCACGTCAATTTGTAGACTTTCCCAGTTTCCACGTCTACGTAATAATCGCCTTCCGCTGCCCCTGGGACTAAATTCGGGGGGCCAAACCCGTCAAACCACTTGGTTCCGCTCTCGCCCGGCTCGCCCTTTTCACCTTGAGGTCCCGATACAAAGAATGTGATGTCCGACATGTTGGAGCCCTAACTTATTATACCTCCAATGATTACGCCATCTCCAGCTTGGTCTGCATCAAAGTAAATCTCTGCAAGGTTGATGCCGTTAACTTCTACTGTAACCCCCGCACTATAAGCGGGCATGCTTTTATCAAGCGTACCCAAGCATTGGGATAGGGCAACACGGTCGTCAGTAGGCGACAGGGACACATATACAGTCCCAACATTAGCCGCAAGTCTTTGCACTGAATAAGCATGTACATAATACGGCAGGGCGGGATCGGGCCTGTTTATGGTTGCCCGCACCGGCACCCCAGGTGTTGTTACCACTACCTTACCAAGGGAGATGTGCATCCAAATACCTCATTCTGGCAAGTCTTTTTCTCTGAGCCACTATACGTCTTTTAGCCATAACCCATTTTACCCTAAACCAGTCAAGCACCCTTTCCACAATGGTTTCTGGCGTTGCCCTTTTCTCGGCCACAAAGGACAGGCCTCGATCCACTAAGGAGTCGCTGCCAAGCTGGGGGGTTCGTCTAATGTACATTTGAATCAGCTCTTAGGTCAGGACCGGATCTGCAACTCCAGCCGCAATGTCTGCCGCTCGCTTTGCTTTGATTGCGGAAACGATAAACGTCTTGACTTGCTGGCGAGCAAAGTCAGCTTTGGTTTGCGGGTTAGGCTCACCGTCGACGAGCGGCGGATAACTGTAGAGATAGCAGATCGCATCAACGATATCGGCGAGAGGAACGCTGCCCGTGTCAAAGGTGAAAGTAAGAGTTGCCATAATCTAGGATACCTCGATTCGCTCTAATGTACCACGCAAACCGGATCGGGATCGCCTCCGGTTCTATAGAATGCGCCCGCCGTTAATCCTCCCGCCACCGCTGCGGCGTTGTTCGCGTAAACGGGGAGACCCACAACATGAAGAACGCTTTTGGGGGCGGCTGTCCCGAGCCCGACCTTGCCGTCTTGGGCAACCTGGATCGCATACACAGTACCGGCTACCCTAATCTGAAAGTTATTGGTTGTCCCAGCGTCAACGTTTGGCCCTATCGCAACAAGCTGCGTGCCTTCTACCTGAAACAGCAAGAGGCATCGATGGTTCGCTCTGTTGGGGAGCATTTGGAAATACGTGTCGGAATTCGTGGCATCGTAAGCGTTGATGGAACCAAACACGTATGTGGTACCACGCACATCTAACGTACTCGTGGGGCCGTCCGTACCGATGCCCAGTCTTTTGTTTGTGGTGTCAACGTCCACCACCACGGCACCGTCTTTGTCCTGCACCCGAAACGCGGTGGTGGAGTTGGTGGATGGTTTGAAAATGTGTAGATTGGTCCAGGTGGGGGCTATGTTGACATCTAGGGCTGGAGCCCCGTCACTTCTCATGGAGGTGGTAGCCGATCCGTTAACAGCGGCAAGACCCACCGACGCGCTCGGATTGGCCAGACCCGTTGGGGTGCCAACCGCTACGCTCAGCGTGCCGTCCCCACCGGAGGTTTGTACAACCCCGTTTGTGGTTAGGTTGGATATCTTCGTTATGGTCGGGTTGTCTACTCTCATGTTCTACTCGTAAACCACCGTGAAGTCCGAAGCGTTCGCGGCTGTAACCACGGTGAGTCCAGTGTTGAATGGCAAACCCTTAAAGTCAATAGACACCGGAGTGTTCACGTTTACAACCGCCCTTACGGTACCCACCCATAGAATGGTTCCAGACGCAGCCGTGTTGTCGTAGATGGTTATTGTGCCCGATGCCGTGGGAGTGTTGCCAAAAATGATGCCGTGCAGATTCCCAGGACCGTACTTCAAAACGGTTGTGGCGAGGGTAGATATCCTGGACGACTGCGGCTGATTCAGCAACACCCCGCTCCTCAATATAGTAGCGGTCCACACCTCAAGCGTATTGTTGTTGGTGTTGGCCCCGTTGGTACACTCCATGCCGATCTGAAAGTTGTTCGTACCGGTTAGGGGTGTCGTGGTTGCGGACAGCTTGTGCAAAAGGACCCCGTCGATGAAGAACCATGCGGACTTGTTGGTCCAGTGGATCTCGTAGGTGTGGGGGTTGGTGTCAAGAATGTAGGTCCCGCCCAGCGTACCGTTAAATGAACCCGAAGCTACGGGAGTCCCATCGACCCCACCATCTCTGTTGTTCAGCTTGAGGGTGGTTCCATCGTGCTCAAAGAAGTACCCGTCCGAAGCGTTAAACGGTCCCCACCTCCGAGTGTTTACCCCAGTAACGGCTGGGCACCTGATGACGCCCCTATAATAGTTGCCCTGTCCACCGGAGTATCGCGCCGTCCTCACGCTGTTTACAATGACGCTGTTACCGGACCCTGTACCGGTCGGGTTGGTAGCGAGTGTCATCACCCTGTTGGTGACCGTGGCTGTTGCCGTTCCAGTCGCGGTGGTCAATCCCCAGAAGTTGGGGTCGAAAGTATTGCTAAACGAAGACCCCACAAGACGGGTGGCCTGAGCCACCTTCAGGGCGTTCATTGGGGTTACCTCTACCCTGGTATTGAAGTCCCCCTCGATTTCATAGACCCCTACCTTAAGGTTGCCCTCTTCCGATAAAGCCCTGGGGAGGGCTTCCACGATGGGGCATAACGCCAAGGCGAGCCTGAAGTAAGTCGTAGCCACAGATCCATTATTCGTAACTCTGATGCGAACGTTGGCTCCGGTGGCCTGAACCGTAAAACCAAGCCCTCCCTTGGATGCGTAATAGACGAACGCATCGACGATGTCCCAATTCGGAACCTCGTCCATGGCCTGATCGACGTATATGGTACAGTTCTGGTCGGTCTTTAGATTGACCTGGATACCCACGATACCGAGTGTGGTTTGCTTGGTACCGGTAAACGTGGCACCAGCATTGAGGTTAGCGGTGGAGCTATTGCCTGGGGATATTACAACGTTTTGGGTTAACTGAGAAAAGAACGACATTAGTATATCCTCCAGCCAGCACCATCGGAATATATGTGCATCGCCGAATTGTAAGGCAGGGTCTGCTCCACCTCGTCCTCTATGGTCTCAACCCCGTTTGGGTAAACATAAATATTACCATCGGAAGAGTTGTCTACAATAAATTCGGCACCGTCTATACCAACTGCGGTGGGAAGGGCTACGTACTTACCCGCCACGGATACTTGGATTATCCGGTTACCAACAGAAGCAGTATAGTCAACCGTGGTAGTAACTATATTTTGCCTCTGGGGACTGCCCAGGGTGGCTATGATGGTTCCGGTGGTAGACGCTAGGAACGTTACCGTAAAATCGTTTATACTGTTATGCACCACCGACTGGGGAATCAGCGCGGCCCCAGCGTTGTCTATGACATCCACAACGGGATACGCTCCAAAGTTGTGGATAACGTTAACGCTGGTCTGCCCAGTAAAGGTTACGGAGGTGTAAGCCGCCTGTATCCCCGCCGCAGGGGTGCTCCAGTTTCCAGTACCGTCCAGCCACTGATTGGCATTATTCGACAGTCTCGGGCAAAGACCGTGTTGGGCCGATGTGGTGTTTGCCGTGGTAACGTTGGAAAAAGTAAAATGACTTTCGTCTATTACGTCCCAGTACGGCGTTGCCCCGTCGTTGTGCAACACCTCGTTAGCACCGGCAGCGGTGGGCAGTCTGGTGGGGGCTCCCGCAGCTCCACCGTATATGATGTCGCCTAGAGCGGTCATCACGTTCGACATCTTAGCGTTAAACGTGGTCCAGTCCGCTGCGGTTAGGTATCCATCTGTTCCAGCCGTGGCCTGGGTTATCCCTATAGTACGGTCGGCAGAGAGATCCCCTCCACCCGTAAGCGGGGCAGTGGTGTTAATCTGCCTAGTGGTGGGGACGAGGGTGCTCGTATCCCCACCGCTGGGGATCGGGCCAATCTCTCCAAATAAACCCATTAACTACCTGCCTTAGGGCGATACCGGCCTCCGTTTAGCGGAGTGGTGATACTAATAGTTCGCGTTATCGGTACTACAGTGGCTGTCCACTCGGCCCCACCAGACCTCCCACTCTGTGCGTGGCCACATTGGGGTCGGTAATAACAACAGGTACCTGCACCGGAGCATGTAGTTCTATCTCCCGACCGCATTTATTGCAGCGGAAAGAAAGAGACTCCCCGGCTCTACCCTTGCATTCGTAGGCCGACTGCTTGTTTCTTTGGTCACACCCAGGGCAGTTAAACACGATGTAATCGCTGCCCTTAACCCGCTCTCGACTCCGGTAGTGTCTGTGTTTCTTGTACTCCACTCCCAGTTCGTTCTTGAACGTTTCCATAACTGTCTTGGTGGGGAAACCCCCACCTTTGTTGACGATCTTCAGGGCCTTGCCCTGTAGAATAACTCCCGACATGCATCCTCCGTTATGCCGGTGCGCCTCCACCAGGAGGACCGGCGTTTGCATTGGTCAAGATGCCAGGAGGCGGAGTTGCTCCGCCGCCACCACCTTGGCCTCCCATCTTCTGCCGAATGATCTGAATCAGGAACTCCTTGCCTTCCTGTTCCAGGTTCTTCCGCACACTGTCCTTCATGCCACCGAGGTCGAGGGCTTCGAGCATGTTGTCCCTGTCCATGTCTCCCATGCGCCGCAGGTTTAACATCAACATCTGTTGCGGCACTCGGCTGGACTTCAGCAGAGAGCCCGGCTGGATTAAGAACTGGAATTGACGCCAGTGCTCTTCTGCCGGTACGCCATCTGGAATCATGGTGCCAGGGTTGTAATCGAAGTCCTCAAATGTTAGCCCATCCTGTCCCAGGATCTGAATCCTGCGCTTCATTGTATAGAACTGAAATAGATTGGGCACGAATTGCTGGCCGATCTCTTTCAGGAAGGACTCTATATATCGCACCTTCAGCCTTACGAGTGTTTGCTGGCCTTCCTTCATTTGCTCAAGTGTATCCGCAGCCGGGATAATACCCTTCCTGCTTACCGAGCTTAAATCGATAAAGCCTGACTGGGCATCCAATTCTTGCTGCGCGTACAGCATCGTTTGGAAGACGAAGCTGGGCAGCACGGGCGCGGGCGCGTATTGTGGAGGAGCAATAGAGGCAGGCGAATAGAACACCTTAGCACCGGGCATATTTGGGTCAAGGTTGCGCTTGATAGCTTGACCAAATGCGTTGTCTGGTGCAACCAGTGGGGGGTTAACAGCTTTCTTCACAGCGTCCAAGATCCCCGCCAGGATGTTGTTCATGACATCCTGTAGGGGGATCTGGTTCCTGAACTCGGATACCCCTGGCCATTGCCAAGGAACCCTATTCAGGCGTAAAGCAGCAAAAGGAAACTGCCCATGCCAGAATGGGTTGGGTCCATCGTACAAAACGACAGGTCCGCCCATGCAGACGAGTCGGCCTCTCGGGTACAGCTTGTGTCCTGGTTGGACGGTGTACCCGTATTCCTTATCCATATCGCCTACAAAGACTTCCCTATCAGAGGTATTCTTCTGGTCGTCCCTGACCCAAAACTCTCTGTATAGAGCCATTGGAATAACGGAATCGCGGTACTGGGATGCTGATTGTCCGAAAAGCCGACGCATCTGCGGGGAGAGTACTTGCCAAGCCCGTCCCCACATGCCCTGTCCAGCGTTGGAAGACGCCGTGGATATGAACTGGCTGTACTCACGGTCAACAGGAACCGCAAAGCCTTTGGTTGGATATTTCTCCTGGAACCAAGATAGGGGTTTGGGGGTCCTGTAGATTACCCCCAGAGCTTTCTGGAGGTTATGTCCTGGTCTGATCGGGATGACATCCATCGCGCCGCAGGCAGTAAGCTCCAGCTCGCCTTCCCCGTTCTTCAGCTCGGGATTCCATACGAGGCGACCGTAACCAATAGTCAGGGCCGAATGGATGATAATCATGGCCATGGTCATATCGACATCTTCCGAGAAGAACCAGCCTCGAATGAGCTTGTTCAGGATCTCGGCATGCTTGTCGTATAACCGGTTATTTGCTTTAATCTCAAAAGATTGGCGAACATCGGTAAGATAGCTAACCAACTGAATTAGGTTAGTCCATAGACGATTCGCCACGGGGGAAGACTTATAGCTGGGGCGGCGTTCAACCCACTGTCTGCCCATCAAATAGTTGATGTTCCTGTCAATGTTAACGATCTCCTCGTATCGCTCAAGTTCGTCCTTGGCTTCCTCGAAGACCGCTTGGCACCACATGCCGACCATCCTGTCGTGCTCAGACAGGGTTAAAGGTCGGTCCATGCCGCCAGAATCGTAACTGTACCAGCCGGGCAGATTGGGCATAATAGTTCCTCATCTAAGTATACTGCGACTGTGTCAAGACGGCTCGGGGGTCTTGGTTTGCGGTGGGGGACCATCCGCCATCTTAACCCCGTGCTCGGCCTCAAGCTGCCGCAGTTGTCCTGTCCCGCGCACCGTAACCGGCTCGCCTTCTGGCAGGATGTTTCTGGTCGTAAATACCTCAAATATCTTGGGATGCGAGAGGGAGTACAGCCGATCCCCTACCCCGCCGCATCCGCCGCAAGACTCGTTCATGATTTCGTGGGTAAGGCTGGAGTATGACTCCCAGGTCCTACCGCACTTTCTGCACTGATACTCATAGATTGGCATCGACAGGCATCTCCTTTACGTAATAGATCGGGGACAGGAATTTAACCTCATTCCAGCCCACGCCCCCATTGTGGTCAATAACCGCCTTCAGGCGACCAAAGGCCTCCGCCTTGGCCTCCTCTAAGGTATCCACGTCCGTGTAGTAGGTGTACTCCACTACATCTATCCCTATATCGAAACAGTCGCCCTTCCGATATAGCCCCTGCTCGCCGGGGGCCGAAGCATAGGCAAACCGGGTATCGGGGTTCACGACACCGGGCGTAGTGTCCATGGCAAGCCATTGCCCGGCAATCATGCCCTTATACTCGGGTTTGCACTCTGCATGGAAAACCCCATCATAGGATTGGCACACATACACCAAGTCCCAAATCTCGATGGCCTTTCCACACTCCTTGCAAATGGGGGTATTGTAATCAGAAAGAGGGTTCCTTCGACACCAGTTTCCCTTCCATCCGGTCCACCTCCAGATATACCATCCGTGATAAAACCAGGGGCTCTCCATACTTGGATACTCCCCTGGGGCGTTTATCAGGTCTTCTTCCGGTATTCCAATAAACACATGCTCAACTCCCATTGGCCACCCCCTAGTAATACCACATGCTATCGAGACCATCCTCGATTTTGGCGTTCATGTATCGGGTTACGTCCATGCCATTCGCCTGGGCAATGTCGTTTATCGGGCCTACGTGCCGCTCGGGTATAACCAGTTGTATAATCAGGTCCCCTCCGACCGCACGGGGAGGCGCACCCGGCCCGCTCTTGGCGACCGACTTGGCATCCTGCATTCGGCGGAGAAGCTCCTGGTTGTCCTTCAACTGTTGCTGGATGGCATATACGGCCCCAAACAGCGTTGAGGAATCCCTGAATGTACCCAATAGCGAGGTCAACCTGACCATGTCTATGGGCGAGATAACCATGCCTTTTACCCCCTCGGTCGACAGCGGATTGGTGCTCTGCCCAATCTTGTTGGTCTCATCAGGGGGAGGCAAGGGCTCGTCCAGAACCGGAGGCGGAGTCTCTGCCCTGGGGGCAAGAGCCTTCTTCTGGTCAAGCATTTGCTTGGTCAGAATGCTCAGCTCTTCCCGGTCCTCATAGACGTGATTGTTCTTACATTTCAGAGGTTGTGTCGAGCCCAGGTGATATACCAGGGGCTCATCCCTCCCGTCCTGCAAATAGCATCGCGGGCACATGTCCTGTTTCTTTGGTGCTGCCATATCAACATCTCCTAAAGCATAAAGTAGTCGGGATCTGGCCCGGCCTGGGCCTGCTCCCGGTCAAAGATTGGTGAGAATTCTGTGTTTTGGTAGTCCTTCTCGCTGGGTGCTGCCTTCTCTTCTATGTCGTTTGCCGTGCGGGGTCGCAATTGCGTGGCACAATAATACGCAATCATATGCGTCATAACGCAATCGTCCGTCGCCCCGGCTCGGGCCGAATATCTCTCGGTGCCCTCTTCTTCTTCCACGAAGTCAAACATCTCGTCGATGTCATCCTCGCACCGGACGATAACTGTCCACTGGTCCAGGGCCTCACGAAAACGGCCTATGAGTTCGTTCTTGTTTCTGAAGGTGGTCTGCCATCCTATCCAGTTCGAGTATGCATTGCGGGCCTTGTCCTCTCGCATCCACCTGTACCACTTCGGGTACAAGAGTACTTTAACGAGATCGGAGGCAACGGTGGTGATGGTGTTACATTCAGGGGCAATTTCTGCGGTGTTGTAAAGATAGCCTACGGCGGCTAAGATGCGGGCGAACTGCGTGGGAGGGGCATAACCATGCCAGCGGGCAACCTGCCTCAATGGCTTGTTTATGTCCTCTGGTATGAGATAAACCTGGACACAGGCGGGGTCGCCCCCGTCAATGCCCATGCTGGGGTCCGCCGCTATGTAGTATCTCTCGTTCCCCTTGGGGAACTCCCATATCTGCAAACGCCCCTCATACTGAGGGGACAGCTTAAAAGTTAGATTGTCCGGTTCCAGGCGAATCTCGCCAATCCATTTCGGATCTCGGCAGAAATGGGTAATCATGTCATTGAGGCGTTTCTTCGAGAAGGCGCACCGACCGGAGGCCACAAAAGCCTCAGCCGGGGACAACGGAAACTCCTGGTGGAACTTCTCAGGGTCACCATCAGTGGCCTCGAACTCGGCCATCTTTTCGCGCCTCCAGGCCAGTTGACCATCCGTAATCCCGAAACGCTGTTGGTCCTTGACCTTCTTTACAATAGCCTCTTCTTCCTGCGTCCTGGCAAAGTTGGGCGGAACCGTGATGGAATACCCCGGCTCCCTGAACCACTCCATAAAGACGAAGTCCCACTTCAGTGTGCCACGCTCGGATGCGCGACAAATCCTATGCCATGTCGAATGCCTGCCTCGGGCCGTGGATTCCATGATTCCCACGGAGTGTTTGTAGTTGACCAATGATCCAAAAATGCCTTCGGTGATAGCATCACTGTTACGGTATCGAGCGACTTCGGCCAGATGAGCACCGTAAAGGGACTTAGAATAGGCTGCGCCGCTAGGCTGGTTGGCTGACTCGAAGTATAGGAGGGACTGCATTCCGGGATCGCGTATGCGGTCGGCATCTTTAACACGGTCGAACCCGATGAGTTGGTTTTTAACATCGTACCTCTTTTCCGGTTGGAGCCACCAGGGCAAGTTCACCCAGGCAGTCCTTGCCATACCAAAATTAGTGTCTACCCTGCTCTCTTCGTCCGACATGGAAAGGGCGTGAAGGTTGGGATGCAGGAAGGTAAGCCAACACATTAGAGCCACTGAAATGGTAGTAATGCCGAGCTGGCGGGCCTTCAAAACGATGATCCTGATTTCTTTTTGCGATTTGAACTGCCTGTCGAAGCAGTTTAGAAGTAGTTCCTGGGAGTCCCAGAAAGGCCACAGGGGCTGCATAATAGCTCCCTTGGCTCTAATGAAGTGGTAATTCTCTAGATAGTAGCGGGGGTCACGCAGACATCTGTTAATCTCGCCTACCACGAACTGGAGTTCGTTCTCGGTTAGCAAGTTCCAGGCTTTGCGGGCATCGCCTCCTGCCTCTACCAGTCTGGCATCGAGCTGTTCAATGGCCGCAAAGAGATCCTCGTTTTTACGCCTAAGTACTAGCTGGGGCAATTAAACCACACATCTCATCCCTCGTTTTCTGGTTTCCCGATGTCTGTACCAACGGCCTGTCTTACGAAGGCATCCAGCTCTTCCTGGGTCATTCCTTGACGGCGGAGATCCTCGACCCGTTCCTGGATAAATGCTTCCTCATCATTGTAGGCCTGGAAATCCCCCTCGGTCGCAGCAAAGCGCGATTTGACGAAGTCCTTGAGCGTAGCTTCGGCAGCGGGCGTCTGGGTTAATATCTGGCGCACCCCGCTGTTCTGGGTCTTAAACTCTCGCAGTATCCCCACCTCCATACTCAGAGCCAGGGATAGAAAGCGGAAGGCGACATACACTACCGCCGAGACACCCAGCAAGCAAAACCCAACCGAGAATAACAACACAGCCCATGTCCACACGCTGGACATTATAGACGCATCTTCCATAAATGTCACTGTATTAGGGGGTTAATAGGTTGCAGGTAGGGGATACACTCGCTAACCCCGGTGAAGGGGTCGCCCTCGACGATCTCCAGGCCAATGAGGAATCCCTCGTCATCGTAGTCCAGGTGAGCCCATCCATTGCGGAGGACCAGTTCTCCCTGGTGACGGCGCGGAATTTTGGTAACTTCAGGGCTTAGTTTTATATAAGTACGGGAATCGCGCTCTGCATAGATTGCACCCGCAGAGGGGTCCATCTTGAGGGGCTTGTTGTCTGAACTCAGAACGATCTTCATCGGAACTCCCCACCCAGTCCAAAATCTTCTGGACCAGACGTTTGAATTCCGAATGCGTGTGATACTGATAAAGTGCTTGAAGGGGGTTATACATTAGATTGGTCAGGGGGGCGAGATTCGAACTCGCGTGAACCTGCTCCCAAGGCAGGTGCCTCAGCCTCTAGGCTACCCCCTGACTGGGCCTTATACCACTTCTTTCCTAGCGCAGACGCCATTGCACGCCTGCGCCTTCGCGGCTCGCCGGGGTAATGCTCAGAGACCATCTTAAAGGCATCGGTCCTGCACGTATGTCTTCGTACCTGTCTACTTGCTTTCATAGCTGTTAATGATACCTTTAATGGCAAGTTAAAAGCAAGGGAGTGTGGGTCTTACCCGTAAAGTCTAGGCCACTCCCTGCGATCACCCCTAGCCGGTGCGTGAGGGGAACCCCCTATAACTTGGACTGAAGAGAAGCGATTTCAGCCTCAAGCTCGGCCCTGCGCTCGGAAGCAGGCTTGAGAGCCTGAACGCGAGCCTTGGCCTGACGCAGACGCTTTTCGATTGCGTCAGCCTGACGTACCCGAATGTCGCGGGCCAGAGAACGAACTGCGGTACCCAGCCACTCCGGTTCATCTGCACCCAGGGCCGAATACTCGGCCTGAAGTGCCTTACCCTCGGCGGACAAGGCTACCAGTTCGTCCAGGTCGTACTTGTCGGTGTTAAGCGACTTCAACTGGTTAATTGACATTGGCGTCCTCCTTTAGAACGTCTTTAAGGGTTAACAGCGGAGTGGCGAAGATTTCGTCGGCCAGTGAGTACGGATTCGTTCTCATGGTCGCCACCAAGTTAGGTAACGAGTAGAAGTCAACGCCCTTGCGGACATCGAATTCTGCTAGGTACAACCCATGCCTCTTGAAGGATTCGGCCAAGTCCGTGTCCCCACCGTAAGGCTGCGAATTGCCGCAGCGGTACAGGTACACAGGAACATCCTTGCCAAGCTCCTTCGTGAGCTGAGCGTACTCGTTTACAAAGTAAGGCGGAGTATTTTCAGCCGCGTCTGAAATAACCGCGATGCCGTCAATCTCGGCCTTACGGGCCATGGCAGACTTCAGGCCGCATCCGATGGACGTACCACCATTTGCATAAATGGCCTTTGTTGCAGCCTTAATCTGCTCATAGGTCTTGCCGGTAACATCCAAGAACTGGGGCTCGGAGTCGAAGAACACCAACGATACCCGCCCCTTGACCATCTTAGTCAAGATGCCAGCAACCTGCCGGGCAGTCTCGATAGCCTCCGACATGGAGCCCGACTTGTCGCCAAGCACCAGCCAGTTACCCTCGATGCCACCCAGGTTCTGGAGCTGCTTCTCCTGGAGTGCCACAACCTTAGCGCGGAGGCCCTCGTCTTCAAGCTGCTCCGCAGCTCGGGTCGTCTTCAGGGTTACCTTCTTCGACTTGGAGGCCCTGGTAACCGCCTCGTCAAAGGCAACTCTTAAAACAGGATCGGTGTTGACGCCGAGCTTCTGCAACATTTTGGTATTTGTCACCAGTTCAGCAGGGCTCATGCGTTCAATCAAAGCCAGGACCAAATCCTTATCCTTGGCTTTCGCACCAAGTGCTCCAATGGCAACCAGGAACGGAATCCTGCATTCCATGATTGTGCCTGCGGCCTCGATTGCCGACATCGACCTAAGGGCGGCAATCTTCTCGAAGACTGAGCCGGGAGGATAGTTGCCCAAAAACAATACCCTCTGAGCCCTAGCCGAAGGCTTAACGTGAGCCAGTGCGTACAGTTCCTTAAGAGTCCGCCTGTGCTGCACCGCAGTCCGGTCCCACCGACCCTTGTTTGCTTCCAGGTCGTGCAGGTACTCGGCGGTCAAAACGTTCAACGTCTTGCGGGCCTTGCTCCTCAGCTTCAGGTTCAGCCCGAAGCGATAGGCACGCAGGAAATCGCGGGGACGCAATAGCGCAAGGTGCGCCAGAGAGTTCTCCACGAAGTCCTGGGGGAAGTTTTCAGTGCCCAAGGAGATTACGGGAAGTGCTACGTGAGCATCCCTAATCTGCCCCTTGACAGCATCCCAGGCAATCAAGTGAGCGTAAAACTCAGGCTCCTGGGCCGCTGCGGCCCGTCCGGTAGGAACGTACTTCTGAAGGTCGCCGTGCTCCGACCGGGTCAATTCAGAGATAATCTGATTCTTGGTAAGTCCGGTTTCCATGACGGTAACTCCTCCCAGAGTTATAAAGGCGGCGAGTCGAACGGCGTCCTCCCTGGCTTTGCGGCCAGGGTGTCCTTATTGGTTAGCAGTCAATCGACGTGTAAGCCGTTCAGTAGCCGCTTACCTAGCGCGGTAAGTCGGCTGGCTTTATTGTTTCATCAGGTTGTAAACATGTAAGCCAACCAGTAACCGCTTTCTTACTGCCGGTGAGTCGGGGTGCTTTGTTTTTTTAACTTGAGCCCCCAATTGGTGGGGCTCCCAGGATTCGAACCTAGTACTCTTCTTTTCAGGAAGTGTTTTACCCATGTAAGCACTTCAGTAACCGGCATTCTAATACGGGGTAAGTCGACATGCTTTATACGCGCTCTGCCGTTGAGCTAACTCCCGAGATCGGGAGTACAGGAGTCGAACCTGTTACCTCGGTCGCCAAATGACATGTAAGCCTATCAGTA